GGGCTGCTCGACAGAAAGAAGTTCATACACCTATCTCTTGGGAGCTAACCCATGGAACCAGCAAAGTTTGATATAGAAGTTGAGTACAGGATCGATGGCAAAGTTGAAGTAGCCAAGATAAAAAACATTCCTTTCGCTGATATTCAAAAGCACATACCTGCTTCTGCCCAGCTGGTAGGAGCAATTGCAAAGAAGGTGGATAGAGATGAGTGAACAACAGAAAGTTAAGTCAGACGGAAGCACTGCTTCGTACTACGAGCTTCCTGGGTACGCCAAGGAGTTACAGCATTTGATATCACATAAGGATATGAATGCGCAGATTGGTGAAATATTCAGAGCATGTTATAGATATGGACAAGCATCTCACAGTGACCAGCTGCGTGATGCGAAGAAGATATTGTTTTATGCAATAGCTGAAGTCCAACGATTGGAGAGAAAAGATGGTACAGATTAAGATCAAAAGCGAAGCGCACCTTGAGGCTTTAGATGCTCTCAGGGAGTTGTTTGCAAACGCAATGGATGAAGGCATTGATCCTGATATTTTCATGGAATCCTGCCTGTGCTTTGCGTTGGCTTACCACCTTGAATTTACTGACAGTGATTCACTGCATCAATTCATTGAACGCGCAAAGACAGAGATGCTCTCTCCAGAAACACAAGAGGAGATCATATGTCACTAGAAAGATCATTACATTTACACCGAAGGAAGCGCGCAGTAAACAAGATACTTGGCAAGAACGATTTAAAGGAATGGCCAAGAGATTACTGGAGCAAAACTTCCGAAGGTCTTCACAGGAATTACAGGTTAAATGAAATTAAGGTATTACCAACAAGAAGCCATTGATGAAACGCTCAAGTGGCTGGACACGCAACAGACTCATCCGTTGATTGTGCTGCCTACTGGCAGCGGTAAGACAGTTGTCTTTACAACAATCATCAAGCAGCTGTTTGATAGAGATCCCAATTGCAGGGTTCTCATCCTGGCTCATCGGCAAGAGCTAGTCAGCCAGGCGAAGGATAAGTTGTTGTCTGTCTGGCCATGCGCGCCATACGGCATACTCGCTGCTGGACTGAAAGAGTTTGATGCCTCTTCCCCCGTAGTGATTGCAAGCAGAGACACGCTGGCAACACCCAAGAGACTGGAAAATGCAGGTGAGTTCGACTACATCATTGTGGATGAGGCTCACCATGTTGGGCTTGAGAAGGCCAGCCGTTATCAAAAGATATTTAACAACTTCAATACCACTCAGCACTATGCGCCGAAGATATTTGGTGTGACTGCAACCCCATACCGTATGGGCCAGGGGTTCATATACGGTCTTGGAGATGAGTTCTTTGGTGGCGTGTCCTATCAGATAGGCATACCTCAGTTGATCAAGGACGGTTATCTCTGTCGCTTGTCTGCATTCAAAGTGGATGACAAGGCAGTGATCGATGCGTCAACTGCGAGGGTAAAGTTCAAAGGCGGTGACTACCGTGAGTCAGACCTTGAGAAGCTGGCCATGGAAGACCAGACCATGTTGGCGATCATTGCTGACTGGATCGATAAAGCGTACAGCAAAGGTCGATTAAGCACTGTGTTCTTCTGTGTCACTGTCGCTCATGCCAACAAGATGTGCATGTTGTTGCAGAACGCTGGCATCGAGGCAGCTGTTGTTACAGCCAACACACCTGGTGATGAACGCGCAGAGATTCTGGAGAAGTTTGATAACGGTGCGATCAATGCGTTGTGTAACGTAGCGGTACTCACTGAAGGATGGGATGCACCCAGGACTGATTGCATTGCGCTACTCAGGCCAACTAAATCACTCGGTCTGTATGTGCAGATCTGTGGCAGGGGCATGCGTACATGGGGTGACAAGCAGGACTGCTTGCTCCTTGATTACGGCGAGAACATGAACAGGCACGGCTGTATCGACAGAGCTAGGCCCGAGACTAAAGAAGATGATGAAGAGCATAAGATATGGATATGTGATGCAGTCACATCGACAGGGAATCCTTGTCTAGCTGTTAATGACTGGGTTGATAAGAAGTGCATTGAGTGTGGGGCAGACAAGCCCAAGATGGGTATTGCTCCTCCAAGAGGCGAACCAGAGATAGCCAAGGATCGTGTTGCTGCCGAAGGCAGTGTGCTATCTGATGAAGCTGGCTTGAACATCAAAGACGTTGAGAAGGTAAAAGATGTTGAGTTCGCACGGGCTGCAATTAAAACATCCAAGAGCGGTAATGAGTATCTCAATGTTGAGTTCAAACTGGTCGATGAGTTCTGGCCTCAGTCAATGCCATTCATGATAGGGATGAACGGACCCGCTGGGATCATGGCTAAAAAGAAATGGAAAGCATGCGCAGCGAAAGGAACGCCAGTACCATGGACAATCCAGCAGGGAGAAGAACTGATCAACGACCATGGGTGCTTTGATCACATAGAAAAAATCACAGTAAGAAAAGAAGGAAGGTATTGGAATGTTGTCAGCGTCTATTATTGATTCGTATAACCGTCAGTTAATTGAAAAGGTTGATGAGTGGATTGCCTCTAACAACGAGGGGCATAGGGGCCACCTTGGTTTCAGTGTTATCGGTGACGATGATGAACATAAGCAGTGGATGAACTTTCATTGGTGCTTACCTAATGACTTTGATGGTCGGATGCTTAGATTGTTTGATCTGGGTAACCGAATCGAGGACCAGGTGGTTGATAACATCAGGGATAGTAAGGAAGCGACTGGTGTTTCAATTGCTTCTCACGGTAAGGATGGCAACCAGATCAGAGCGTCAACCCTGGGAGGACACTTCGCAGGATCATGTGATGGATGGCTGCGTGGGGTATTGCCTGAACCAGACCAGGAGGAAGTCATTCTTCTTGAGATCAAGAGCGCAAACGACAAACGCTGGAAAGAACTGGATAAGCTGGGTGACTACGAACTCTGGAGCGAGACATACCGCTGGCAGATCCATGGGTACATGGGCGTATTTGGTCTGACCAAATGCATGGTTATTGTGGTTAATAAGAACAACAGTCAGATCTACTCGCAAATCATAGACTATAACCCAGAGATCTGGGAGAAGGCTCTAGAACGCGCTGAGAGGATCATTACTAGTGAAGAGCCTCCCTACCAAGGGAGAATGTCAGAGAAGGACTGGCGGCTTAAGGGGCAGTCTAAGGCGTATATCGACATATATCAGCGCAAAAGGTTCCCCCAGTCTGTTAATTGCAGGAACTGTGCGTTCTCAAAACCACTGACTACCAGCAATGGGGCTACATGGATATGCAAGCGTACCAATAAAGCCATAGATCTGGAGGCACAGAGGGCTAGTTGTGAGAACCATTTGTGGAATCCAAAGCTAATCATTACTGCCACTCACCTACCTGAAGAGAGTGACGATACCAAGATAGCGTATGAAGCAGGGTTCACTAAGTTCTACAATGCCATACCTTCTGCCAGAGAACCTGGTCATTACTATAGTAGCGCAGAGCTCAGAGAGTTATCGAAGTGTCAGTTCGATCTGAAGATGATGGAGATGGCAGGAGATGTGAAGTCAGAGTTCCCTGGAAGCACAGTGGAGCATCTTGATGAAACTAAAGATCCTTTCTAAACCCTTGGGTCTTTAACGATATTGATCTTTATACCAGGGTATAGCGCCTCAACGAGTTTCTTCTTGAGGCTGAATACCTGAGTGATTATTCCTTTAGTGTCTTCGATTACCCAATCTCCATAGTAATCCTTGTACCTGAAGTCAGCGACATACTTGCAGATGTGTTTCTCTTTGCCCTCTACTGTAATTGCGCAAGGGAAGTCTATCTGGACCTCAAGGTCTGTTATCTCATTTTTATCCTGGCGTTCTTTTAGTACCTTGTATCGAGCAGCCTCAAGCTTGGAATCAAACATGATCCCATCGTATTCAGTCTTGATTGCAAAGTACTTGCTTTTCTTTTTCTTGGCCCGTTTGGGTATCAACCTAGCTGCCGCCCATCAGTTTCTTTTCTTCTTCTGATCTTAAGAACTG